GCCATGTCCATCGCCTCGAGCTCCTCATCCGTCCGCAGCGCCTTGGCAGGGACGTTGTTCGCCTCGGCAATGACCTTGAGCGCCTGGTCAGCGTTGATGCGCCGCAGTACCTTGATGTCGCCCGATGCCTGCGCGACCGGCAGGATCGCCTCGATGGTGCGCAGGATGCCCGCAGCCTCTTCGGCACGCATCAGCCGAGCGAGCGGGCCGGTGTACTTCGGCAGAATCTCGCCACCCGCCATCACATAGTCCATGAGCTGCGGCGGCGGCACGGGCAACGCGCCCGACGCCGAGAGCAGGTCTAGCTCGCGCTCGATGATGGGGCCGATGAACTCCGACTGCTGTCGACCCATCGTAGGCCCGAGCAGCGCACCCTTCTCCTGGGCTCGCTGCATCACCTCGGTCGCCGTCATCACGCGGGGGCTCTCGACCAGAATCTGGAACAGCGTCACGAGGAACGAGTCGTTCACCGCCTTGCGCTTCTGGTCGGACATCTCCATGCCGATCGGCAGGTTGCCGCCCGTCATGAGCGGCTGAACCAGCGGCGTCCCGTCCTCGCGGAGGTAGCCGTAGTTCAGGGCATTGGGGCGCACCGAGAAGGCATTAAGGGCCCCCTCCTCGGAGAGGATGAGCGGCGGGTCGACCATGCGGTGCGCCATCCGAAGCATGGTCTTTTCCATTTCCTGCAGGGACTTGATGTCGGCCAGAGCCTCCATCGCAGGTGACCGCCCATAAATCTCACGCGGGCCGGTGACATACCGACCCACCGCATACGGCATCGAGCGATAGCCCGACTCTGCCAGCAGCGCATCACCCTGCCGGGCAACATAGCGCGACATGAACTGCATCCCGTCCGCACCGGCCTTGCCCGACTTATACCCGTCGTTCGGCTTGACGCAGTGGATGAACTCGAACATGTCGTTCGCTTTCGCATCTCCCGCAGCCTTGATGCCTCGCGGGAGCTTGTCAGCCCAGCCCGGCACCTGCATCGCCTGCCGCGCCGTCAACTGGAAGCAGCGATACACCGTGTCCACCCGACCCGTATGGTCGAGGTCGATGACGATCTCGGAGAGCGGGATGGCGCGGTACCGCAAGGTCACGCCTGGGATCTCGTCGATGAACAGCGTCGAGGTGCCGAACGCACCGAGGCTCATGTAGCACTCGAACACCTGCGAGGCGAAGTTGGCGGTCGGCGCATACCGCTGCCGAAACAGGACATCGCGCAGGGAGTCGCACCACCGCTGCACCGCCACATTCTCATCGAGCTCGGGGATGCCGGTATGCAATCCGTGCCACATCTGCGTTGCTGGTGTCAGCATCGAGTCCATCGCGGCAGAGAATCGGGGCAAGGCCCGCTGCGCCGTCGAGTCGAATATCTTCTCCGACCGCTTCTCGCCCGGTGTGCGCTGGCCGGTCATCTCGGCCATGGACGGCCAGACGCGCTCGGCAACTTCCTGCCAATGGGACTCCCATGTGCCACGAGCGCCCTTGAGCCGGTCGTAGCCTTGCAGGACGTCTTGTGCGCGTGAGTCCATCGTCACTCCCAAAGCAGGAAGTAGCCGTTCTCGAGCGCGAGATTGTCTCCGTTCTCGGCTACGAGGTTGCCAACAGGCTGGTCATCGCCCGTCCCGTCACGCCGCAGCGTCCGGTCGGCGGTACGCTCCTGACTTCGCGGCCATGTGCGCATCAGAAGTTCGGGCTCGGGATGCGCAACGCCATGGCATAGACAGCGGTCGCGGTCGCAATGTTGCAGCGAATCTCACCCGCACCCAGCTCGAAGATGCCACCACCAGCCGCAGTCAGCGTCACATCTGCACCCACATCCTGCGCGGTGCCGTTCGGCCCCTTGCACTGCAGCTTGACCGTGCCGCCACCGAAGGTCGCCTCAACACGGAACTCGCCACGACCACCCGGCCATGCGAACCACGCGCCAGTCGCGCTGGCGTTCGATACGAGAACAATGCCTGTCGCCATGTCTGTCTCCGATTAGGCCGCTACGGCCTTGATGACTGCGAAAGAAAGGACCACGGCCTCCGAGAGGTTGCCGCTGGTCTGACAGTTGAACAGGGTGATGGAGCACGACCCAGCCGCCACAGCGCCTGCGCTCACCAGATACGCACCAGCAGTGCCGCCCGACTTCACGCATACGGCCACCACATCGGTCGCCTCGATGGCGCTGTTCGTCAGCGTGAATGCGACAGGGGTCTGGTGCGCCAAAGTCGCACTGTCCATCGTGATGGTACCGCAGACCTTGTTAAGCGTGACGCCCGTGCTCTTGCTCGTCGCTTGCGTAACCACGCCGCCAGCGCCGGTCGCGTAACCCACCCCGCCAGAAGCCGAGGTGGACTTGACCGAACTCGCCGCCGTCACAGCACCGGCCTTGGTCACTTGGAACCTGGCAGCACCGCCCACCAACAGGTTGAGCAGCATCGACCCGGCAGCACTGGCCGTGTCGGTGACATCGAGCTTGATGGCCGAGAAGGTTGTCGCAACGTTGTTCCAGACGTTCACCAAGTCGCCCACCGCAGCACCGGCCAATGCCTTCGCCGTGACCTTCTTGGTCTCGCCTGCGCCAACATCGACGATCGGCAAGACATCGACCGGCGAGTCGAGGTCACCCTGCGCTAGCGAGCTGAACTGCGTGATCTTCTTCGTCGCCATTACATGCCGCCGCCCAGCAGTCGGGTCGTAGCGACGCCGCCCATCTGCTGGGTCTCAGGCGTGGACATCATTGTGGCAGCACGCCCGCGCCGCCGACGCAGCCGGGTGGACTCAATCTCGCGCTGCTTTGCCACATCGATCTCGGGAGCAGGCGGGGGCGGCTCGATCTTCGGCATCTTGGGCTTGAACAGACCGGACATGACGCACCTCGTGGCAGACTTTGGCGCGAGTCTAGCCGAACACTGAGTAATCTGCTACAGCCACCCCCGGACCAGCCCGCCGCACCGTCCCACGGAACGGCCTGCGACCCTTGGCGAGATACCGCAGAGCATCGGCGTAGTGACTCGTCCAGTCGTGGAGTGGCCTGTCCTTGAACCGCTGCAGCCGGTCGTCGTATTCGCGCCGGTACTGCCGGACGGCATCCATCGCCCGGGTCATGCGAGCCGCTGCGTCCTCGGCACTCTCACCGGGGAACGGGTCGGGTGCCTTGTTCCACTCGACCACCGGCAGCATCTGACGCACCGCCTGGATGCCATCGTCCACCGAGTCAGCCTCCAGCACCCGAGGCTTGAGACCGTACCCCGCCGCTGTCTCGAGCCGGGACTTGCCAGACCCCCACTCCTTCACCGCGCCGTCGTGCGGCCAGATGTGATCGGCATACACATAGTCCATGGCGAGGAGCTTCTTCGCGTACCACTCGAGCCCGACGCCCGACCCCTCGAGGACGTTGATGATGCGCACCTTGTGGCCGACGAGCTGGTAGAACCAGATGACCGTCGAATCGCCGATGCCGATGTCCCACGCCGTGCCGACCGGCTGGCCGACGATATGCGGGAACTCGCCAGATCTGCCGCCCTGCTCCGCCTTGAGGATGGCATCGCCGTAGTACGCGCCGGGAATGTCCGCATCGAAGTCGCAGTAATACTCCTGCCGGATGATGGCCTCGGCTTCCTTGTCGCCGCGCTCGACCCGCAGCTCCTTGCGCTCGCGATCGATGGTCGCCTTCGGGATGGCCTTCGTGTCCTCGACCGTCAGCACCTGACCGAACCACGCCGGGTCCTTGCGGGCGTAGTCCACCAGACGGGCAAAGTGATTCCGCCCACGCGGGGTCGAGATGAATATCGCCCAGCCGTTGTTTTCGGCAAGGATGGGACGCAGGAACGCCCACGCATTCGGGTCGGCGAGGGCGTACTCGGAGAACACGACGCCCATGGGCGGCGAGCCGATCAGGCTGTTGTAGTTGTCCGACCCCACGACCTGCCACGTCGAGCCGTTCTTGAACCGGATGAACATGTCCTGCTCGCGGGTCGTCTCGCGCAGCTCGAGCGGGAAGGCAGCATCGATGCGCCGCCGCCCGGTGTGCGGGTCCACCGCGTCCCAGATGGCCTTCCTGGACTGGTTCGCCTGCGGGAGCATGTGCCAGATACCGCCCACCCGCGTCATGGCAGACACAGCCGCCCAGTGCAGGGAGATGTCGTCCTTGCCGGAACGGCGGTGCCACGCCAAGGCGAGACGCTTGCAGCCCTTCTCCAGAGCGCCCCACGCCTCCAACTGGTAGGGGCGGGGGGACCAGCCGTTAGCCGGAAGGCTTATCGGCATCGGTGAACCGCACGACATTGACCGTCAGGCCGACGTTACCCGAGTGCTCGACCTCGGCCTTGTCCCCGTACCGCTTGGGCAGGAACTTGGAGGCGAACCACTTGCGGGCGTCGAGCTCGACCCGGGCCTGCTGGGCGTCGATGACCCCGTTCCGCATGTCCTCGATGACCTGCTCGGCCTTCTCGACCTGATCCTGCGCGAGGGCTTCCAATGCGCGCGCGTAACTGTCACCAGCCGTGACCTTCAGCGCCGCTGCTCGGAAGGTTGCCCGATTGATGCCGACCTGTAGACAGGCGGCGTTCTCAGACATGCCGTCCTCGACGAGCGCGAGGACTGCCTTGACCTGTTCTGACCTGTCCGGCATCACTTAGCCATCAGGCGGCGGGCGGCGGCACCCTTCCCGGCGCTCTTGGCCGAGCGGCGGGCGGTCTCGAGGGCGATGGCGACGGCCTGCTTCTGCGGGCGTCCGGCGCGGACCTCGGTCGAGATGTTGCGGCTGATGGTCTTCTGGCTGTAGCCCTGCTTGAGCGGCATGGTCACTTCCCCTTGTTGCGGTTGCTGATCGCCTTGGCCTTCGCCTTGGCGTCTTCCTTCGAGCTCGCGCCCCATGCCTTCAAGGCGAGGGCGAGGCGGGTCGGCTTGCCGTCCTTCCCGACCATCGGGCCGGGCATGTTCCCCATCCGGGCGAGGAAGGAGGCGCGGCGGGGGTTGTCGCCGGACTTGACCGGGGCCTTGAGGTTCATCCCCTCGGCCTTGGCAGAGCGGCGACCGGCCTCGTTGAGACCGCCCTTCTTGCTCTGCCCTGCCTTTCGCTGCCATGCTGGCGTCTTCATACGATGTTGACATCTCCCGGCTCTCGAGGCCGTCCACCCGGACCACCCGGTACCGGCGTAGGTGTCGGGCCACCGAGTCCAGCAGCGGCGACACCGGCGGTAGCCCTCGGCGAAAGTCTTGGCACCCTGCCGACGGCTCCTCCCAGAATTGCACCACCTCTCCGGCGACGAAAGCCGAACAGATCCTCGCCTTCCTGGTCGCCGTTATCTCCGAGCAGCTGCGCCTTCACTTCCGCTTGAGCGCGGTCTTGATGGATTCGCGAAACGCTTTCGCAGTCGGCGCACCCTTGCTGCCGGGCTTGCGCATCTTCTCGCCGCTACCGGCCTTGATGCGCTCGCGTTTAGCGTTGATGTTTGCGTATAAACCGGGACCAGGCATCTCGTTACCTCACGCTGCTTCGGGCAGTTTCGGCTTGCGCCGGACCTTCGCGCCACGCACGAACTCGACCTCGACCTTCGGCGGGGGCGGCGGCTCACAGTCGGGACACCGCACCCACCCGCCAGACCAGTCGGCCACCCAGCCGCTGCTGTTGCAGTTGAGGCAAGGCTTCCGCTCAGTCTCGGTCATGCCCCAAGTCTAACCCCCCGGCTACCGCTGCGGCAACTCGCCACGGATCAGCGGCAGGGCGTCCTCAAGGCGCATCACCACGAGCCACCCCTTCCCGTCACCCCGGCAGGCGACCACCGGGATGTCGCCGGGACCGGATGCACGGACGGCCTGCTCGACCCACTCGTGGACCGCGATGCCCTTCCTGCGTTTGACCTCCCACCGGAACTGGCCGGTCGTGATGTCGTCCCCGCCGTCACGGGCCTGCCCAATGTTGCGCCTGACCACCCAGCCGAGCTGGTCGCTCAGAATCTTGGCGAGCTCGTTCTCACCGGATGCGCCCTTACGCCTTTGACTTGCGCCCATTCGCTTTCCTCGGTTGGTACGCCTTTAGCCCGCGCCCAAGCAAACCCATGATGGTAGACACCGGAACCCCGAGCTCGCGGGCAAGTTCCTTATTCGTCGGCAGCGCCGCACGAGCGGCCTTTACATCGAGGACCCGCTGGTACTGCTCCATCGTCACCGATGGGGGCCTGCCTGCACTGCGCTTCACGACATCACCTCCACGAGCATGGCGAAAAACAGCAGGATGCCGAGGAGCACGATCGCAGCGTCCCGCAGCAGCCGGAAAAGACCGTCGAAGTCGGGCGGCTTCTCCATCACAGCACCAGCCAGACGGCGACCGCCACCACCGCGCAGATGACCACAGCGCGGGTCGCGAGCTCGGCCACGCGGTCCCCGATCACGACTGCACCCCTTCAAGCGTCTCGAGGTAGGCCTCGAAGTCTGGCGTCGGCTCGAAGGCGTCCAGGTCGTAGCTGAAGACGTCGCCGTCAGACCAAAACACCCAGAAGAGCTTGTCCTTGTAGACCCAGCAGCCCGCCGCGCTGACCTGACCACCTTGGTCGCGGATGAACACAAACCGCTTGTCCTTCTCGCGCGGGCAGGGGCGGCTCGTGAACATGATTTGCCCGCCCGCCTTGTTCTCGACGGTGCCGATTAGCATCGGCGGCTCAGATCCCCACGCCGTCGAAACCATCAGCACGGCCACGGCCAGCCACTTAGTCACGGTTTGCATCTTCGCTCTCCTCTACGGTGTCTTCTACGCGCTCGAGAAGGTCGTCGAGCTCCCATTCGGCCAGCTGCTCCTTCCCGTGCAGCACGCACCAGGCGGGGTCCATCCGGCGCAGGGCGTCGCGGACCTCGGTCAGCAGGGCGAGGCTCATTTGCTCCCCCTCGCACGGATGGCGTTGACGATTTCCTGCGCGTTGTTATCCGACGCGCACAGCCCGTAAACAATCGGGCAAATTGCCTCCCGCTCGGCCTCAACCGCTGCGGCAATCTCGCGCCGCCGGTTCACGCACAAGGGCTTCTGGCAGTCGGAACCGCAGGTGTGGATGTGCTCCGGCTCCGGCTCCGCGAGCGCGGCGTCGAGGGCGGCGATTTCGGCGCTGTAATCCGATTTCTCGCCGCTTGGCCTAATCGTTTTGTCCGCGTCTCTGAACGCCGCGTGTAATCTCCAGACCACAGCGCG